CCTAAAACTACAGAAAAATTACCAGTTGAAAAAAAAGAAAATCTGCCGGCCTTGCAAGCAAATCTTGAAGAAGACCTAGTTGATGCTTATGAGCAAACTAAGACAAATCTTCAAGATTTGATCGACCAAGGGAAAGATGCAATGGATGAAATACTTCAAATTGCTAAAGCAGGTCAACACCCTAGAGCATTTGAAGTTTATGGAACATTGTTGAAGAATGTGGTAGACGCTAACAAAGAATTGTTAGGCATCCAAAAACAAATGCGTGACATGGATAAAAAAACCCAACCGTCTGGCACCACAACTATCGACAAAGCAATATTTGTAGGTTCAACTTCTGAGTTGAGTAAGTTGATTAAACAAGAGAAACAATGAGTCAGAACGACAAAGATAGTTACCGGGACAATCCTTTACTGAAAAAGGTTGGTGTACAGATAAAATATTCTCAAGAACAAGTTGAGGAATATATTCGTTGTGCAAAAGATCCAGTTTACTTTGCAGAAAACTATATCAAGATTGTTAACGTTGACCGTGGTTTGATGCCATTTGAAATGTGGGACTTTCAGAAGGACATGATTCGTCTGTTCCATCAGAATCGTTTCGCTATCACAAAATGTCCTCGACAGGTTGGTAAAACTACCACTTCGGTTGCTTATCTTCTATGGTTGACTCTATTCACAGACACACAAAACGTAGCAGTTCTTGCTAACAAAGGTTCACTTGCACGTGACATTTTGGCCAAGTACCAACTTGCTTATGAAAACTTACCAATGTGGTTGCAACAAGGTGTTGTTGTTTGGAACAAAGGTAACGTAGAACTAGAGAATGGTTCCAAGATTCGTGCAGACTCAACCTCTTCAGCTGCAATTCGTGGAGGTTCTTTTAACTGTGTATTCTTGGATGAATTTGCTTTCGTTCCACCAAACATTGCTCACGAATTCTTCAACTCAGTTTACCCTGTAATCTCATCAGGTAAGACAACAAAGATTATTATCGTGTCTACACCTAACGGTATGAATCTATTTTACAAGTTGTGGATGGATGCTATTGGTAAGAAAAACGGTTACAAACCATTCGAAATTCATTGGTCGATGGTTCCAGGTCGTGACGAAGCATGGAAAATAGAAACAATTAGAAACACATCAGAAGAACAATTTAGACAAGAGTTTGAATGTGAATTCTTAGGTTCCACAAATACATTGATTTCAGGTCAGAAGCTGGCGCAAATGGCCTACTTTGAACCTATTGCGAAACATGATAAGGTTAATGTTTTTGAAATGCCTATTAAAGAAGATGGTGAAAAGAAAACAGACCACTTGTATGCAATCTGTGTTGACGTTTCAGAAGGCAAAAACTTAGACTCCTCAGCATTTACTGTTGTGGATATATCAACGATGCCGTATAAAGTAGTTGCCACTTACCATAGTTCCTCAATTCATCCTGTTCTTTTCCCAACAGTAATATACAACACTGCTCGTCTATATAATGATGCGTATGTCCTGGTTGAAATTAACAACACTCCTCAAGTTGCGGACATACTACACTCAGAACTAGAGTATGAAAATGTATGGAAAGTACACACAGGAAATAAAAAACCACAACAATTGTCGGCCGGTTTCCACCGTGGCACACAGTTAGGTTTAAAAATGTCACCTCAAGTCAAGCGTATAGGTTGTTCAAACCTAAAAATGTTGATTGAAGGAGATAAACTTGTTATTAATGACTTTGATGTAATTTCGGAATTAACCACTTTTGTGCAAGATAATAATTCTTTTGCTGCCGAAGAAGGTGCAAATGATGACTTAGTTATGACATTGGTTATGTTTTCTTGGGCTACAACTCAGAAATATTTTAAAGATATTGTCAGTCACGATATCCGAAAACAATTTCAAGTGGAACACATGAATCAAGTGGATGATGAAACGTTGCCAGAACCTATCATTGAAGACGGACTTAATCACGGTTTAGAATTAATGGACGGAGACTTGTGGGATGCTACACCTGGCGGAGACACCTATGGTTCTTTCATAAGAGATATGATTAGGAATCTATAAAAATGGTGTTTAATAAATATTCAAATGGTACGAACTACCAGAAAACAGATTAATTCAAGGAGAATTTACAAATGGCTCAAATCGCTCAATTATCTCCAGGCGTTTTAGTAACTGAAAGCAACCTTACAACAGTTGTTCCTTCAGTATTGACAACGGCTGGTGCATATGCAGGTGCCTTCAATTGGGGTCCAATCAACAAAATTACATCAGTGTCATCTGAGAAAATTCTTGTTCAAAACTTTGGGGCTCCAACAGTAAACACCGCAACATCAACCGCAGCGTCTTTCTGGACAGCAGCGGCTTTCTTAGCTTACGGCAATAATTTAAGTGTTGTTCGTGCTGCAAACAGTACAACATACAATTCAACATCCCAAGGCGTTACACCAATCCAAGTACAAAACAGTGATGTTTTCCAATCAGCATACCTGCCATCAGGTTCTGCAAACACCTACGGTGCATTTATGGCACGTTGCGCTGGCGCTTTGGGCAATTCATTAACAGTTTCTGTAATTGATGCAGGTTCAAATACAGCACAATTCAACGCATGGCAGGTTCCAATCCTGAATGCTGCCGGAACAAACTATGCAAATACTGCTTTGGCAGGATACTTTAATGGAGTTCCAGGTACAAGTTATTCTGTTTCTCAAATGGGTGGCGCTAACGACCAAATTCACATTGCGGTTGTTGACACAGGCGGTCTGTTTAGTGGTACAAAAGGTACAGTTCTAGAAGTATTCCCTTACTTGTCTAAGGCAATTGACAGTGTTGACGCCTACGGTCAACCTAATTACTACAAGCAAGCAATCTTCAATAACTCATCATACATTTATGCAGTTGACCACGTAGGTTATAGCACTACAGCCGCTACATGGGGCAAACCAATGGCAGACACAGATTTTGCTACATTGAGTGGTCCACAAACATCTACTTTAGCTGGTGGAACTGATGGTGCTGTTACTGATGGAGACATAGTAACTGCGATGGGAAAACTTGCTGACTTGTCACAAGTTAGTATAAACCTATTGTTTACAGGCCCATACACATCTACAGCTGTTCAAACAGCCGCTATTAACCTAGCAGCAACACGCCGTGATTGTGTAGCATTTGTTTCACCACCACAATCAGCAGTTATTAATAACTTAGGAAACGAACAAGCTTCTGTTATTTCTTGGATGCAAGGTCTAAGTTCATTGGCTGGCGGACCAGTTGGTTCATACGGTTTTGCAGATTCTGGTTGGAAGTACATGTTCGATAAGTACAACAACGTATACCGTTATGTACCATTGAACGGCGACATGGCTGGTTTGTGTGTTGCAACAGATAATAGCAACAATCCATGGTGGTCTCCAGCAGGTTATACACGTGGCGCAATTAAGAACATCATCAAATTGGCATGGAATCCTACTCAATCTCAACGTGACGCAATCTACCAAGTGTCTGTTAACCCAGTTGTTTCATTCCCTGGTCAAGGTACTGTATTGTACGGTGACAAGACAATGCAATCACAACCTTCTGCATTTGATAGAATTAACGTTCGTAGATTGTTTACAGTTTTGGAAGCAGCTATTGCACAAGCAGCGAAGTTCTCATTGTTTGAATTTAACGATTCATTCACACAGGCTCAGTTTGTTTCTCTAGTTACTCCATACTTGAGACAAGTTCAAGCACAACGTGGTATTACAGCATTTAAAGTAGTGTGTGATTCAACAAATAATACACCGTCTGTAGTTAATGCTAACCAATTTGTTGGTGATATTTACATTCAACCTGCTCGTTCAATTAACTTTATCCAGTTGAATTTTGTTGCGGTTGGTACTGGTGTTAGTTTCTCTACAATTACTAACACCACAGCGTAATAAATAAACAACAAATAGGAGAAAAAAAATGGCATTCAAGATTGACGATTTTACAACAGCACTGGTAGGAGATGGCGCTCGTCCAAATCTATTCCAGGTTAGCATACCAAATATGCCAGTCGGTATCAGCGGATCCTCCCAAAGTTTAAACTCAACAACAGCACCAAGAGCTTTACAGTTCTTGGCAAAATCTGCTCAGTTGCCAGGTTCAACTTTAGGTACAGTTCCAATGTATTACTTTGGACGTGAAGTTAAATTGGCAGGTAATAGAACATTTGCTGATTGGACAGTCACTATTGTTAACGATGAAAACTTCCTAATTCGAAACTCTATCGAACAATGGATGAACTACATCAACGGCAACCAAACGAACGTTCGTGGTACCGGTCAAACCGCTGGCAGTCCACAACAAATTGGTTCAACATCAGGATACGGCCCATACACATGTGATGCAAACGTATACCAATACAGTAAGTTTGGAAATGGTACACCAACTGCACAGCAAGACGCTGGAGTTGGTGCGATTAAAGCATACAGATTTGTTGGTATGTTCCCTGTTGACCTATCACCAATCGATTTAGATTGGGGGTCAAACGACTCAGTAGAAGAATTCACAGTAACGTTTGCATATCAATACTGGATTTCTAATACAACTCCAACAGACACAGGCACTCCGCTTGTTGTTGGACAATAATATTATATTTTTGTGTAGAGAGGACTTCGGTCCTCTCTTTTATGTTTTAATTGAAATGGAAAAAAACAAACATGGCGAATAAATTTTCACTTTTTGGTTTCACAATCGCTCGTGAGCGAGAAGAAGGCCAACAAGCAACACAACAATCATTTACTCCACCGAGTAATGATGATGGCGCCTTAACGATTACTTCTGCCGCTTATTACGGCACATACGTTGACCTTGACGGTACTGCAAAAAATGAGGTAGAATTAATATCTCGTTACCGTGAAATGGCAATGCAACCTGAAATTGAATCTGCTATCGATGATATTGTTAACGAAGCAATATGTCAAGATGACGATGGCAAAATTATCCAAATCGTTTTAGATGACCTTAAGCAACCAGACAAAATCAAAAAGGCCATCAAAGAAGAATTCAATACTGTCTTGCGCTTGTTGAATTACACTAACATGGCACAAGACATTTTCCGTAGATATTATGTGGATGGCAAGTTATACTACCACATTATTATCGACAGAGAAAATCCTACAGCTGGTATTCGTGAGTTGAGATATGTTGACCCACGTAAACTAAGAAAAATTCGTGAAGTCAAAAAACAAAAAGACGAACGAACCGGTGTTGAAATTATGAACACCGTTAACGAATACTACATCTTCAATGACAAAGTTACTACTGGTTCTTCAACAAATTATGGACCTGTTGGTACCAGAATTACTACTGATTCTATTATATCTGTGGTTAGTGGACTTATGGATAGTCGCCGTGCGGTTGTATTATCTTACCTCCACAAAGCAATCAAACCATTAAATCAGTTGCGAATGATTGAAGATGCAACAGTCATCTACCGTATTTCTAGAGCACCTGAACGCCGCATTTTCTACATTGACGTAGGTAATCTACCAAAGTTAAAAGCAGAACAATACTTGCGTGACATTATGGTCAAGTACAAGAACAAACTTGTATATGATGCAAACACAGGTGAAGTTCGTGATGACCGTAAGTTCTTATCCATGATGGAAGACTTCTGGTTACCACGTAGAGAAGGTGGAAAAGGTACAGAGATTACTACACTACCTGGTGGACAGAACCTAGGTGAGTTGGAAGACGTTAAGTATTTTGAAAAGAAACTGTATAAGTCTTTGAACGTTCCTGTGTCCAGACTCGATCCTAATCAATCAGGATTTTCTCTAGGAAGAACAGGTGAAATCACACGTGATGAATTGAAGTTTGCTAAATTTGTTGGACGTATGCGTTCCAAATTCAGTGAATTATTTGACCAAGCATTACGTGTACAGTGCGTACTAAAAGGCGTCTGTACCGATGAGGAATGGAAAGAGTTCAAAGAACATATTCACTACAACTTCATTAAAGATAACAACTTCAGTGAGTTGAAAGATGCTGAGTTGATGACCAACAGACTAGAGTTGTTGAGTGCGGTTGATCCTTACACTGGTCGTTATTTCTCTCAAGCATGGATTCAACGTAATGTATTGCGTTTGAATGATGATGAAATCAAACAAATGCAAGAAGAAATTGATGAAGAAAAAGAAATGGGAATTGGTCTTCCTGTTGGTGTAACAAATGATATTGCTGCGCAACAAATGTCTTCACAGATAGATATGGACCAAGCAGAACACCAAAATGATTTGGACATTAATTTGGCGTCAAAACAAAAAGTGAAAACTGAAAGTTTTACACCAACACTTGATAAAATTAAAAAATTAATAGGAGAACAACTATGAATCCAAGAGATTTGATTGATTATGCAGCAGAAGATGACGCTGTTGGTTTTAGAAGTGCGATGTATGCCGCTATTCACGACAAAGTGACAGCACACATTGAAGC